TGAATCTCAGGAGATAGCCATTAGCTGTGCGGAAAGTGAGTGAGTCGGGTTGAAGGTCTATCAGATGCCCATACCTGGATAGGAAAGCGCTTACAGGAGGCTTGGGAGGGGAGCCCTGCTGATTGGAGGGGTCTTTACCCGAAGTTTCTGACGTGTACCCTCCGGGGGACCTAGTCCACCCCCCAATACCGGCTACTTGGCTGGTATCCTGACCACCCCAGCACCACACAGGCTTATCAGGCTCACTGTCCAGAAATTGGACAAAAACGTGGTCTCCCACAGCAGGAAGCCACCCTATCATACCACTGTCATTGGTAGCCCCGGCAGGTAGTCCCATGGGGAGAGCCCAGGGGAGGTCCTCCGTGGTGATCGAGGAGCCATCAGCCTCTCCCCCCGTCACGGTACCATACACGGCGGGCACACGACACCGCAGCCTGCCCATCCGTAGAGGGTCTCCTGCGTCCTCCACACTCCCTGAATAAATGCCATTTAGGTCTCTCATCTCTTTAACTGGTATCGTGTAGTTATTACCATGAGCCTCACTCGGAATAGAATCGACAGCCTCCTTGATGAAAGCATGAGCACGAAAGACTTTGTTGCTCTTGCCGACTTCATACGAGGTCACAACGAGACTGAGGAAGACCAGTTTACCGACAGGCAGATTAAGCTGCTGGCACACTTCTGTGAGACCCAGAATCCCCTGTTCAAGTGGGACCGCTGGATGGCGTATGTAAACGGTACGGGTGGCAGGAGAGGCGGTCCTGCCCCTGCGAAAGTAGCCCAGCTTAAAGCACAGGAGCGGGATACAATCAAGCGACCCCGCCCCTTAGACGGACCGGGGTGGACTGATCCCCGAAGTGGTGAGCCCGGGTTTGAGCCCTGACGCCAGTTAGGGTGTGGGCATCGTAACAAGTCAATTCACCAATCCTTGGGGCAGCTCTGACCTCGGGGCTGTTGGGCAGGGATACCAGCCAGCCAGACCTGATTTGTGGCAGCTAGATATGCGAACCGTGGCTAAGAACATGCCCGGTTATCTCAGTGCTGCCTATGCTGCTGAAACTTCAGGCGTGAACAACCAGCAGATGTACGACCAGATTTCGGCGGCACTGCACAGTGCTGTTTTTGCCACATATCTTGCCCGCACAGTGCAACTCCCCAAGCGGGTGGTTGGTGTGGGTCCTCTCGTACGGCGCGAGAATGGCGCTTTCGAGAGCCCCGGATATGCCCCCAATATCGGTCGGGTGGAGGTTACCTTCATCCACGAACTAGCTCAGAACTACAGTGGGAGTTCCATCTGGGCTCTGCTGACGGTGTGGAGAGCTCTTGCTAGGGCAGGCACGGGGCTAGACTTCCCGAACACGTCTGACCTTTCCTTTGGGCTCACTGCGGGAGGTGCCGCTGGTGGGTCTGGGTCTGGTTTGAATAGCCCCTACAGGCAAGATTTCACCGTTACCCTAGTATCCCCTGACCCCGATCCCACAGATACAGGAACGTCCCTGGTGGAGGGTCCTGGGTATGTGGTGAAGAATGCGTGGCCCGCAGAGTTCGGTTTGGAGACCCTCTCCTACGACAACGGAAAGTCCATCATGGAACTCAAGGCGTCCTTCCAGTGCGACGACGTACTACCAGATACCATTAACTCACCTTCTGTACAGTGGGTGAGTTATAACCCTGGGGCGTGAAGGTTAAGTAGAGGCCCCGAAGCTGCCACCCACCGCACCAGGCAGCACAGTGAGGTCACTCGGATCGAGCGGGTAGTACCGATCAAGTTGGATGTTCATATCCACCGTCACGATTTCGTTACCCACTGTCATATCCAGATTCTGGGCGGGCTTCAGACCCTTGATGAGAACACCCTCAAGGTAGTAGCGGGGACCATCGGTGAAAGCGTCGTTGGTCGTGTCCGTGGGGTCTGCCACCGCAGACATGTTGGGAAGGAGGAAGTACAGGAACCCGTTGGTCTTCACCTGGGACGTAATAGCCACGCCACCATTCTGTGAGTTGGACGTAAGCTGGTGCCAGCGCTCCAGAATTTCCACCGTGCGCCTGTTGAAGGCCCAGCGAACATTGAGAGCTGTCGGTGCAAGACCCACATCCGCACCGAGGACGTAGTTCGTCTGCTGGAGCCACTTCACGGGAATCATCTCACGCTCGCGATCTGGGAAGGGGAAGGATTTGATACCGAAGGACACCTCACTGTCCCACAAACCCGCTCCTCCCCCGAGAACCTGGGGAGGAATCTGTAGCTGGATGCGGAATAGGTCGGGGCGCAGCGGATCAAGCTGCGAGTTCTGGGCTCCCCAAGAGTTCTGATATTGAATGACGGGCATCGTAGTGTGGTTTACCTAACTGTCATCAGCCGTTGGCAGACACGCCGTTGACTGCGTTGAGGATCGCTCCAGCCTGGTTCACCGTGATGTTGAGAAGAATCTGCTCGGCAACCGTGGTCGGGATGATGCTTAAGTTCACAATTACCTGCCGGGCATTCTGCGTGGTAGGTGTGTTGTTGGTGGTGTCCACCTTCAGGAAGAAGGCGTTCAGACCCCGCTTGCCCTGAATGGCGTTCAGGAGGTTGGTGAACTCCAGATTGAGCTGTGAGTACAACGTCAGGTCATTCGGATCAAACACATGGGTGATCGCGATGGCCGACATGTTCTGCACGATGTAGTTGACCAGATGAACCGCCTGGATGTTCTGAAGCTGGCTGGTGAGCCTCTGGGTCGTCCTATTGCCCCAAACCAGTACGGACTGGTTCATGAGCAGGATGGGGTTCATCTCGTTCGTGCCTGCGAAGAAGGTCTGCTTCACCGAGGGGCTGATACGGGCGTAACGTACACCTGAGGCGTACTGGAGCTGACCACGCACCTCACCTGCCGCAGCGAACCACGGAGCGTACTGGGCGAAGGTGGCGGCTGCTGCCGTCAGATAACCGACCGTGGGAGGCTGGTACTCCATGGCACCCGTAAAGGGGTTCTGGGCGTAAATCCAGTTGAAGAAGAAGGCACCGCGGAAGTTGTTGATGATGGGCTGACCAGAGTAGCTTCCCACACCATTGGTCCAGTCCAGAGCCTGCTGCGGGGGCAGGAGGTCGGGAACGTCAAGGGGAGAGAAGGCATTCAGATCACCAGCCACGCGCAGGAGTTCCTGCGCCACGGACGGGTCGGTTTGACCCGGTGCGGCGATGACTGCCAACTGGAAGTTGGAGGGGTCATCAAACACCTTGATGCCCGTGCCTGTGCCATCGGGGTTGTACCCGCCGACGTAGTCGGAGGGAAGAAGTCCTGTGGAGCCATCTGCACCCAGGCTGAATTGACCCACGTTTACGGAATTGTAGGCCAAGCCCCAAGGCTGCACTGTGTTTGCAGGAGGCTCCGTTCCAAGGATGTCCTGCACGCCCTGCCATGTGGGAATCTGAACGAGGGTGTTGTTGCTGAGAGCAGTCGGGATCGCGAGAACGGTTCCCCAGTAGTTTGCCGAGGTGGGGATCATCGTCAGGTTGTCGTAGGTGGCAACCAGCGAGCCGTTCAGGTAGACGTTGAGCTTCTTGGTGTCCTGATTCGTACCTGGCGACACCTGGCAGGAGAGCCCCGTGGCATTTCCCGTGGCACTGGTGCCATAATTGGCCCATGAACCCGGTGTTCCGGCGTTCAGGGTGATGGCGTTCGTGTACGTTCCAGACTGAACGAAGATTTGACCCGCCGTGTAGTTGTCCTGTAGTGGTACCGCCAACTGACCTGTGAGCGTGTTGGTGTAGCTGATGAGCGTTACCAAGTTGCCAGCGATAGCGCTGATGACCGCCTCACGAGTGGTCTGGAAGCCCGTCTGGGTGATCTTGATAACGTTACCCACGGTGAGGGCACCCGAGTTGCCCGACACCGTGAAGGTGTAGGCGCTCTTCGTGCCCGTCACGGTGCCCGCAGCCGTAAGCTGGTTGCCGTACACGGGGGAGACCAGAATGGCCTCAGCGTAGTTCGCAGCAGAGACCGTGGAACTGGTATCCAGTTCAGCCGAGGTGTAATTGGCTGCCAGAGGAACAGCAGCGGCACCCGAATTGATGAGGTTGATCGTACCCGCAGAACCGAGTGTACCAGCGGACACCGTGCTCACGATGGCGTTCACGGTGCTGGGCAGACCTCCCTGAATGATACGGACGTACTGACCAGGTGACACCGTGGTGGCTGCGCTGCTCAGAAGTTGGTAGGTTCCAATGTTTCCGCTCACGGCTCCCGTTGTCAGGGCTCCTGCTGCGGACACTGCCGCAGTGTACTGCCTACCCACACGAGCAATCTGAACGCCATCCGAGTAGGGCGTCACTGCCGCTACTGTCTGAGCAATAAAGGCTCCCGGTATAGCAGAGCCAAACTGGGTGACGTAGCCTCCCACATCAGAGACCGGACTGGCTACATTAAACAGACCGCGTGTCGCAGGACCAACCAAGCCCAGTGTAAACAGTGACTCGGATGTGTTGGTGAACGACTGATCTGATACTGTGGGATATACTCCAGGAAAGGTAGGCATGGTAGGATTGCTTCCCTAACTAGTGGGCCTCTGCGACCAACTGCGTTTACCAGAAGAGCAGGCAGCGGAAGCACTCAATGTTGGACTGACGGTTGAGCCAAAGGTATTTCAGGGAGTCTGCGGTGGTGAAGATTTGCATCACCTGAGACAGGATCGCCGTACCCGCTGTGTAGGGCACCGTGCCTCCACCATGGATGGTGTTGGTAACCAGGTCCAGGTAGTACATCCTGCCCGTAACTTGCGGCGTAAAATACAGGCGATTTCCTGAGTCATACGCAAACTGCGAACCTGATGTAAGTGTTTCAGAATTTGGCTGCGTGGTAATCATCACCCAGTGATCAGTGGTAAGATCAAGCCTGTTGAAGCCAACCAAAGCACCACCACGAGATGCGTACAAGTAACGCCCCCACAACAGGTTGGTGGCCGGAGTTAACATTTGACCGTAGTTGTTGGCGTAGAGAGGTCCACCACCTATAGACCCAGTGCTAGGACCTCCTGTACCATAGGCCCACTTGAGGGAGGTGCCGGTGCTGTACACGGCAGGTTCCAAGATGGCGTACGTTGACAAAGCGGTCACTGGAGCCGTGGTCACCGCAGCGATGGTGAGAGCTGTGGCTGTGTTGGACGCGATGGTGCTCTCTTGCCCCTGTCCGGTGTTGCTCGTGATCTTCACCTTGCGGCCCGCATACAGATTCACCACCCACGCTTTGTTGGTGTCCGTGATGAGTGTGGTTGACTGCGTACCCGTGCATTGACCGTTGGTGGTCGTGGTCGTGGCAGCAGTACCCGGCGTGATGTTGCCGATGATGGTGCTGGGGGCCGTGCTGGTGCCACCGATGATGTAACGCGTGGTACCATTGACGGGAGCCGTGCCCGTGGCGAAGGTGAGCACCGTGGCCGTGTTGGAGGCGATGAGTGATGCAAATCCCGTGGGTGCAGCACCCGCCGTGGTCGTGTAGTACAGGATATATCCGGCCCACTGGTTGGAGGTCCAATTTTTAGACCCGTCTACCAGAGTCGTGGTGCCGTTAGCACCGAATGTACCAGCCGCTCCAGACACGCTCACGATAGTGTAGGTGAAAGCCGTCGCGGTAGTAACCGTGATGGTGGCCGTGATGTTGTACTTGGTGGGGTTGGTGGTCTCGCCCGCGATCGTAACGCTGTACCCCGTCTGCAAGTTGTGGTTGTTTACCGTGGTGCAGGTGGCCGTGGTCGTCACACTGGTGAGCGTGCTGATGGCAATCGGTTTCCAGTTTCCGTACTGCACCGAGCCGATGCGGCAAGTTCCAGAATCTCCCATGCGCCCAAGCGAGGTCAGATCATCGTCTATGTTGTAGATGAGCGTCTCGGAGTTGGCACCTTCGATGAAATAGCAGCGGTCAGGGTCACCAATGATGGTGTATATTGAGGTGTTGTCAGGTGAAGGGCTGAATCCTCCCGCTGAACCCGAGACGATAGACCGAGGCACTACGGTGAGCACCGTGGCCGTGTTGGAGGCGATAGGGAGTACCTGACCCGCTCCCGTGCCAGCCAGTATCTTGACGGCGTAGTTGGTCCACTGATTTACCGTCCAAGCCTGCGTGCTGTCCGTGAGCGTGGTGGTAGCACCAGAGCTAGCCGTACCCCCAGAGTAGCCTTGTATCATGTACTGGCTGGTGGCGTCGGGCGCGGTGCCTAGCGTGCTCGTCAGTGTCAGCACGGTGGCCGTGTTGCTGGTGATGAGTGAGGTTTGTCCTTTCCCTGTTCCTGAGAAGATGAAAAGCTGGTAGCCTGTCCATTGGTTCACGGCCCAGCCTTGAATACCGTCTGTCAACGAGGTGACGGTGCCTGCCGTGGCGATACCCCTTGACCATGTACTTGAAGAGTCTGTGGTGTGATCAATACACCCATCGGTCATGGCGTTGCTAACCAGCAGCGTCTGAGCCGTTTTCTGATACCAAAAGTCTGTGGCGATGTCGTAAAATTGTAGCGTGTAGAAGGGCGTGGCTGCCGCTCCTGAAAGTAACACGATGACTCCGGTGCTGATGCGGAAACGCGAGGTGGCATCTGGCGTGGTGCCCCAGGCGGTGTCCACGGTGAACACCGAACTCTCAATGGCGTACACCGATTGCGATCCTGCCGTGGCGCTGATGGCAGGTGTAAAGTTCTGAGGTACAGACAGATAGTCCTCACCCATCTTGGCGGTGTCGGAGAAGGTGAGCACCGTGGCTGAGTTGTATAGTATCTTCCTTACCTGACCCACAGCAGTGCCGAAAGCGATGCGGCACTGGTATCCGGCATACTGATTGATAGTCCACGCCTTGGTGCTGTCCGTGAGGTTGCAGCCCGTAGTGTACGTGTTCGTGGTACAGGTGACACCCGTAGCGATGCCTGTGTCAGCTACCACGGGTTCCGCCACGCTCGTGATGATTCGGCGCTGTCCTGCGCCGGTCCCAGAGATGATGGTTACATCATAACCAACGGCGAGTTTGGCTGAAATACCCGGGGCTGTAAAGGTGGTGCTGGTGGCCGAGAGCACCCTACCCTCATGACCAAAGTTCTCCAGGGCGGTCATGCTACTAAACGTGGCCAAGGCCGTAACCGGAGGAGTCAACACCTCCCAAGCGTCAGTCCAGGTGTCGTAACGGTAGAACACAGCCGAAGCTTGAAGATAATACACGTACCTACCCTGCAATACGTTAAGTGTGTTGTCAGGTACGCACGTGCTGGAGATGGCTGCGGAAGCTGTGGGCGCGAAACGAGTCCATTCCCAAACGGGAAGATCAACCTGTGTCTTGAGTGCGGAGACGATAGACATGTGAGATAACTACCTTGATTACGGACCAGAAACGGCTCCGGTAGTGGTAAGACGCTGGCGTATGCAGTTGGCAGCCGTCTGCCTGGAGATGTTGATGTATTGCTCGTCACCCATGCCTGCGATGGTGGCGACGTTACCCACTGGCACTGCGTTGGTGACGGTGGTCACGGTGCTCACCGTGGTAACAGCAGCCAAGGTGAGACCCGCAGTGATGGCGTCTAACGTGAACCTCTGGCGCTGCTGCCCGTCTGCTGCTGCCTGAGACTCGATGGCCTTGAGGATGCGACGGAAGACCCACTCGCCCTCACCCAGAGTCTGAACTGGGGCGGGTACTACGTTGTTAACTTGCAGTGCGCCTAGGTATGCCATAAATTATTGAACCTTCCATGTGCCGTTGATGTAGATGAGGTCGGCGGAATCACCGGGGTTTAAGGTAACGGTAGGCTGACCAGGCAGCGTGGTGTAGAAGTTGTTCGTGGAAGACAGTGTAAGTACTGCTGTTCCCATGTTGGTTACCATGTACCACATACCAGCCGAGGGAGAAGACGGCATCGTGAACGTGGATGCTGAACTTCCAGTGAACGCTACGTCAAAGTCCGTGGACGCCAGTGTGTAGTTGCCCGTCTTGGTATTGGTGGTAATCACCAAACCAGACTGGAACGTAGCGACACCTGCCGAGATGATGCTGTTTACGCTGATGTTGCCACTTGAGTCGCTCGTGAACCCCGTGTAGCCGCTCACGGTGGTCGCGTTGGTCCACACGGCTACCTGGCCGCTCACCGGCGTCCCCGCATTGGACACGTTACCACTTCCCGAGGGAGCCACCCATGTGCCAGCCGCAGAGAGCACAAGTGAGGCACTGTTGCTCCACCCTGTTCCCAGGATTCCCATCAGGGTAGAGTTTACGCTGCTCGCGTTGGTGAGTGAGGTGAGCACACCTAGCGGAGTGTTGGTGAGTAGACCCGCTGTCGTGAAAGCTGGGAAGGTAAAGGTGCCACCGCTTGAAATGGTGAGGGCGTCCGTGGCACCACTGTTCACCACGAGGTGAATCGCGTTTGAGGTACCAGTACCCAGCACCAAGTCGCCCGTCTGCGAGTACAGGTACACCGCACTCGGCAAGTTCAACGAACCCGATCCAGTGAACGTGCTGCTGTTTTGTCCAAAGTCGCCGTAGTATGTGGAGGCCGTGGAGAGGTTGTTACCTACGATGAAATCCACGCTAGCACCGGCGTTGTTGCTGGTGTTCAGCAGCAAGTTTTGAGTGTAACCTGTTACGCTGGCCCACTGGTACAGACCAACCCCTGTGTCGGTGTACGGGAGCGACCCGGTTCCCAGGTATATTCCCGAAGATAGCGCCGAGGGAGCAGCAGCAGAACTGGTGGCGTTTCCAAGTAGCGTGTACGCCGTCTCGTTAGCCATCATCGCCAAAGTCACAGCACTGGCCGCGATGGTCGTGGTGATAGTGGTTGTTCCGGACCCGGTGACGTTGCCAGACAGAGTAATGCTTTGGTTACCCGTCAGGTAGGTGTTCGTGTCCAGCGCGAAGGTACCAGCGCCCGTCATCTTCACGAAAGATGTGGAGGCATAGGTGAGCCCAGCCAAACTTGTCAGGTTGGTAGCAAGGGGTTGGGCACCAATTGTGTTATAGCTGATGGTGATGGCAGAGGCACCATTGAACGTCTGCGGAGAAGCACCGCCCGAGCCGCTGCTGTTTATCGTGAGGGAGTTGGTAGTAGTTCCAGACCCCGCCTGTACGTACCAGCCTTTGGTGCCCGAGCTATTGGTGCCATAGAAGTAGGAGTTACCCGGCGCGGCCGAATCTCCCGAGAGCGTCAGATTGCCGCCCGAGAACCCGAGAGAGCCCCCTACGTATCCGACGTTGCCGAAACCACCTGAAGATGCGTACAGTATCGCGCTTCCTGAAGTAGCTGGAGCGTAGTCCGTCGCACTGGTAGCGATTGCTAGGGTGTTGGCACCTGTTCGTTTAACAAGGCCCGTGGTCGAGAGACCCGTTATCTGGTCCTGTGTGACGTTGCCCGAGAGCGCGGTGCCCGCAACGGTCGTGGTAGTCGGGACATAGGTTGCGGTGTCCAGCGCGAAGGTACCAGCGCCCGTCATCTTGACAAATGACAGGGAGACGTAGGTGAGAGCGGCAAGAGCGTCTAGCTCCGCGCTCCATGCCTCAGTGTTTGTACCGATGACAAGCGAGAGGTCTGTCGGGGTGACTGTCACATTGCCCGAAAGGGCGTGACCATTTACTGTGGTGGTCTGGGGAACATACGCCGTGGAGGTGTAGGCATTGGACCCGAGAGTACCTCCAGAGCCAATGTTAAGCACGCTGCTATCCGTTCCTGAGAACGTGAGTGTGTTGGTGACGTTGAACGTCTTCCCCGTGGTGACTGTAAGCACGCCTGCATAGGGCGTTTTCCCAGACCAGGTGTCCAAGTTGGCACTCCATGCCTCCACATTGGTGCCAATGACCAATCCCAAGTC